CGTGGTTCACGTGATGGAAACCGAACGACCGGACCAGTACAGGGGTGTCTCGTACCTTGCGCAGGTCATTGAGCCTCTGCTTCAGCTCAGGCGTTACACTGAATCAGAACTCATGGCAGCGGTCGTCGAAAGTTTCTTTACGGCCTTCATAAAGACGCAGGCGTCAACGGATGAAACGCCGTTCAACGAAACGGGATCTCCACCGGCAGAGCCGAGAGACATCAACGATTATAACATGGGCCCGGGACAGATCAACATACTGAATCCGGGCGAGGATGTCACCTTTGCAGAACCGCAGAGACCGGCAGGCGGCTTTGACAAGTTTGTCAAGTCGATATCTGAACAGGTCGGAGCGGCTCTTGAAATACCGGCAGATCTTCTTATGAAGTCCTTCAACGCTTCCTATTCAGCTTCACGTGCAGCACTGCTCGAAGCATGGAAAGCTTTCAAAATGCGCCGTGAGTGGTTAGCGTCAAGTTTCTGCAGACCGATCTATGAAACATGGCTTTCGGAAGCGGTTGCAAGAGGACGTGTCAACGCTCCGGGATTCTTTGCAGATCCTGCAATAAGAGCGGCGTGGCTCGGTTCTGAATGGCTCGGACCTTCACAGGGACAGCTTGACCCTGTCAAGGAGATCACAGCTGAAATACTGGCATGTTCAGAAGGTTTCAGTACACATGAGCAGTCCACTGTCAAACTTAACGGCGGTCAGTGGGACAAGAACATCGAGCGGCTTTCCCGTGAAAACGAGAAGCTCGGCGGTAATTCTCCCGACGCTCATCAGAGCCAGAAGGAAGCAACGAACCGCCTGAAAAATCTTATCATTGAATCAGCTCTTAAAGCTGAGAAAGGAGAAGGAAATGCAGAAGAATAGGAACATGCTTCTGAACGGATCTCCTGCAGTCGGCGGTACAGCACAGAAATTCTGGAATATAGCATCAGTTTCTGAAACAGAGGGCGAAATCACTCTCTATGGTGATGTTCTCTCAAAGAAACCGTATGACTACTGGACTGGTGAAGCCGTTCCGGGCGACTACATCACACCGGAGGGATTCCGTGAAGACCTCGAAGCAGTCGCAGGCAAGGAAAAGATCACAGTCAAGATCAACTCATGCGGCGGCGACCTGTACACCGGCATTGCTATCCACAACGCCATCAAAGGGCTTTCAGCAGATGTCAGTGTCATTGTAGAGGGTATAGCAGCAAGTGCCGCCTCGGTCATTGCAATGGCCGGCAAAAACGTCTCTGTTTTCCCTGGTTCGATCATCATGATACATGGTGTGTCAGTGTGGAACTGGGACGGAATGACTCTGCAGGATGTCAAGAAGCTTGAACAGATGATGGACGCAAATGAAAAGGCAATAGCCGAGATCTATCATGCTAAGACAGGCATTGAAGTTGACAAGCTCAGAAACATGATGACAGAGGAGAAATGGATGACCGGCAAGGAAGCTGTCGAACTCGGCTTTGCAGATTCAGTTATTGAAGACGCAGAAGAGACTGAGATCACAATGTCAGCAAACAAGAAATTCCTCATGGTAAACGGAATCAGACATGATTCAGCATTTTTCCGCAACATGCCGGATTTTCCGGTAGCAAAAGACAGTGCAAAACCGGAACCAAAACCGGATGCAATTTCAAAATCTCACGAAGGGAGCAGAAAGATAATGACGTTAGATGAATTAAGAGCAGAACAGCCTGAACTTGTTGAACAGATCGAAAACTCTGCAAGAAGTTCAGTTGACGTTGCCGCTGCAGTCACAGCAGAGCGTAAGAGAATCGAAGAGATCGATTCAATTGCCGCTTCTGTACCGGATCAGCAGATGGTAAACGAAGCTAAGTATGGCGAAAACGCATGCACAGCACAGGAGCTCAGTTTCAGAGTTCTTAAGCAGTCAGCAAAAGAAGGTCAGAACTTCCTTGCAGACATGCAGAAAGATGCAACGGCATCAGGTACAGCATCAGTCGGAGCTTCACCGAACGGCGGAGCAGAAAAGACAGAAGCTGAAAAAGACGAAGCAGAGTTCAAGAACATAGTTGACCTCTTCAACAGTCAGAAAGGAGAAATCAAGTAATGAGTACAAGAATTGATCAGACGATCGACACATCGACAGTACAGCCGGACAATCTGATTGCAGGTCTCGCTCCTTCACCGGAAGTGTACACTGTAACAATCGCCAAGGGCGCTGAAGAAGTAACCTACAAGCGCGGCACAGCACTTGCAAAGGGTGAAGACGGCAAGATGTACATTCTCGGTACAGCCGGAACAGCAGGAACATTCACAGCTACAGGCGACGGCTCAACAGTTAAGTTCAGCCTTATCGACGACGGTGTTATCCCTGCAGCAGTTACAGAGGTAAAGGTTGACGGCACAGCTCTCACAAGCGGCTTTAACTACATCGCTGCAAACGGTGATCTTATCTTCGACGAAGCACCGGCAAACACAAAGAGCATTGCTGTTAAGACTGTTATCGGTACATTCACGGCGAACGCAGTACTTGCTGACGACGTAACAGTCGGCACATCTACAGACGGCAGAGCGGTTGCCTACAGAACAGGCCACTTCAACGAAAACGCTCTTATCGTCAAGGACAGCTATACTATCACAGCTGATGACAAGGAAGCTTTCAGAATCGCAGGCATCCTTCTTTCAGATGCGATCAAGTAAGAAAGGAGAGATTCAGTATGGCATTAGACTTTTTTGCTACAAGAACCCTTCTGGCATCTGTTCAGCAGATCACACCTGCAAGAAGTTTTCTTCTCGACAGATATTTTCCTACAAACACAGCTTCTGACGTTTTCTCAACTCAGAACGTACTTGTAGAATACAAGAAGGGCACAAAGAAAGCCTCTCCGTTCGTTGCACCTCGTAAGAACGGCGTGGCAGTATTCCGTGACGGATACACAATGAAGGAATTCACACCTTCACACATTGCACCTAAGAGAACATTATCAATCGACGAACTCTCAAAGAGAGGATTCGGTGAAGCTCTCTACAGCAACTATACACCTGAACAGCGTCAGGGTGTCATGATCATGAACGACCTTAAGGAACTTCAGGAAATGAACATCAGACGTAAAGAGGAAATGGCTGCACAGGTAATGTTCACAAATGCGTGCATCATGAAGGAGATAGTTGACGACCTCGGCAACTACGAGGAAAAGGAAGTCCGCTTCTACGATGAAGTGACAAACCCTGCTATCTACACTGTAACAGGCGGCACACCATGGACAACAACAGAAGCATCCGGCAAGCAGATCATCAACGACCTTGCAAACATGATCAAGATGCTCACATCCAAGGGACTCCCTGCAACAGAATGTATCGTTGCTCCGAACGTAGCTGACGTGCTTCTCAATAACGAGTGGCTTATCAAGCTCATGGACAACAGAAGAATGGAAATGGGCGGCATCAACCCTGAAGTTCTTCCATCCGGTGCTTCAAAGATCATGCGCCTCAACGTAAAGGGCAGAATGCTTGACATTCTTACATACGACGAACAGTATGAAGATATCGACGGCAATACAAAGTCATATATCCCTGCTGACTGGGTATGTGTAACAGCTCCTAATGCCGGCAGAACCATCTACGGCGCGATCACACAGCTCGAACAGGCTGACGGTCAGTTCCACACATACGCAGGCATTGACGTTCCTAAGTTCACAAGTGACGCTGTCTCAAACCTCCGTGAGATCATGCTGTCAACAGCACCTCTCTGTATGCCGAACAACGCCAACCCGTTCATCGTTTCTGATGTACTCTGATGGAGGAAGGCATGAAGAACGTTAAAGTTATCGCCGGTGTAGTCGGTATCGAATGGACTGACGAAAACGGCGTAGTAAGAACCGGCACAAAGGAAGCTTCTGACGGAGTTTTCAGTGTAGATGACAAGACAGCTGAACGCCTGGTTGCAAAGGGTACAGTTGAATACGTCGGATACGCTGCACCTGCTCCGGCAGAAGAACCTGCCGAAGCAGCTGACGAATCAGACGAAGAGGATCTTACTGCTCTTCCGAACTCTGCACTCAAGGCAATGATAGAAGAGCTTGGCGGTGACACACGTAACTGCCGCAACAAAACTCAGCTTATCGAACTTCTTGAAGAACTCAGAGCGGAAGCTGACGAAGAAGAGCCTCCGTGTGTATCAGCTGCTGATCCTGAATAAGGAGTGAAAGCAATGATAAAGATCATCAAAGGAACCTACGGTCTGAAAAAAGGCGACCACGTTGAAGCCATGACTCCGGGTTCAGAGCCTTTCTCACTTTCTCCCTCAAGAGAAGCCGAACTCGTTGAACAGGGTGTTGCAGAGTATGTCGGAGAACCGGCAGAAGAAGCGCCAAAGCCTCGTGAAAACGACGAAGCCGAAGAAAAGCAGGAAGAAGAACCTGCAGAAGAACCGGAAGAAGGCGAGCCATCCACACGAGTGGACAAGCCCGGACAGAAACCGGAAGAGAGAAAGAAGAAGAAAAAATGACGTTCAAGGAACAGGTAGCCGCTGACATCGACAACGTTTTTCTCAATTTCGATGAATTCGGGGAGTATCACGATGTCGAAGGTAAGCAGGTGCTCATGATCATCGACAACGACAAGCTTGCAGAGCTTAAGATGTCACAGAAAGAGAAAAGCCAGATCCTTGAACTCGTGGAAGCTGACATTCTCCTCTATGCGAGAACGACAGACCTTCCGAAAAGCCTTGAGCCGGGCGACCTGATAAATTTTGATGGCAAAGTCATGATAATCAGGTATTCAAACTCGGCAATGGGCATCACAGAACTGGCGATTGCTCAGAACAAGATGTACTAAGGGAGTGAAAGGATGCTTACAGAAGTAATTCAGCAGACAGCTGACTGGGTAGCAAAAAATATTTGTAGTAAGATCGAACTTAAAATTCCGGATGATTTCCGGAATGACGGCGGCTACAAAACAAAAGTTGTTCATCCGGCATCCTTCCCGCTGTACGTTCCGGGCAAGGATCGCC